ACGAAGTCAACGAAATCGTTGAAAAAAGACTGTGGAATGAGCGCAAAAAGTATGAAAATTATGAAGCGCTCAAGGAAAAAGCGGAGAAGTTCGACGAGCTGGAAGCGGCGTCGATGTCAGAACTTGAGAAGATGACGAAGCGCGCCGAAGCCGCAGAGGCCGAACTGAACCGGAAAAAAGAAGTTGAAAAGGTCAGGGAAATCCGTGATCGTGTTGCGGCGGAGATGAAAGTTCCGGCGAATCTTTTGTCTGGAGCGACTGAAGAGGAATGCAGGGTGCAGGCTCAGGGCATTCTGGATTTTGCGAAGCCGGCAGGTTATCCTCAGGTAAGGACAGCGCCGGCACAGGTTCCGGCCGGGAGCAGAAGTCCGCGCGATGCCTTTGCGGAATACATGACCGAAGTTATGGGCAAGAGGAGGTAGCGAATGGCTATTGATATTTACAGCGGAAGCATCACGCTTCCGACGGAGGTCAGCAGTGAAATTCTGCAGAAAACACAGGACGAGTCTGCGATCATGGCGCTCGCGAGGCAGATCACGCTTCCGGGCAACGGCGTGACGGTGCCCGTCATTACGGGTGATCCGACCGCAGCGTGGGTCGGAGAAACGGACGAAAAGCCGGTTTCGAAAGGCACGCTGGACACAAAGATTATGCGGCCGTACAAACTCGCGGTCATCGAGCCGTTCTCCAAAGAATTTACGCGTGATTATAAAGCGCTGTATGATGCACTGGTTGCGCGGATTCCGCTTGCGCTCGCAAAGCAGTTTGATGCGACTGTGATCGGCGGCATCGAAAAGCCGGGCAGTGATTTTGACAATCTCGCGGCATGTACGCAGCGGAATATTACGACAGGTGCATATAACAGCCTTGTCGGTGCAAAAACCGACATCGCGGAGCATGATGGCATCCTTAATGGTTTTGCAATCAGTCCGACCGCGCACTCGATCCTGCTGCTCGAAAAAGATCTGATCGGAAGGCCGCTCTTTGTCGACTCCGTGTCTGAGGATGGAATTCCGAAAGTGCTCGGCGTGCCGGTATATCAGTCAAAAGGCATGAGATCAGACGCGGCCGAGCCGTATTATGTAAAAACCGCAGACACGGACATTGTTGATGGTAAGACTTATTATACGCTGTCCGGGACAACGTACTCTGCCGTAGCTGAGCCAGCAAAAGCGAATCTTGGCGATTACTACGAGAAGATCACGGACAAAGTGGTCGGTGTCGCCGGCGACTGGACAAAGGCAGTTTATGGCACAGTCGAGGGAATCCAGATCAGCGTGTCCGATCAGGCGACACTGTCATATATTAACGCGAGCAACCAGCCGGCCGTCATGAATCTGTGGCAGCGCAACATGGTTGCGGTCATGGCGGAAATTGAAATCGGATTTAGAGCGGATACAGACTGCTTTAATCTGCTGACTGCGTCCGAAAATCCGACTCCGGCAGCGCTCGGCATTCCGGCGGTGGCTGGTTAAGAGGGCAGACGATGGCATACGCGACATATACGGATGTGGCTGCAGGTTTTCGCGACCTGACGGCCGCCGAACAGACAAAAGCGACGGCAATGCTGAGCGAGGCAGCGCTGATTATTGACGCGTATGCCTCTACGGCTGATGCCGAAGTTAAAAAGACGGTATCCTGCCGGATGGTCCGGCGCGCGCTCGGCGCGGGAGATGACAATATTTTCCCGATGGGCGCGTCGCAGGGGACGGTGACGGCGCTGGGCTATTCCCAGAGCTTCACACTGGCCGGCGGGACAACTGGAGAAATTTATTTGTCGAAGCTGGAGAAGAAGCTGCTGGGAGTCGGTGACAGAATCGGCTCATACAGCCCGACAGAGGAATTGGTGGGTTGCAATGATTAAGGGAATCACGGTAGAGCTGGAAGTGCTGACGAAGGTAGATACGAATCCGTTTGGAGAAGCGTCTTATAACAAAAGCACAACATACGTCAGCAACGTCCTTGTGACGCCGGTAACAAACGAAGACATTGTAAATGAACTGACTCTGTCCGGAAAAAAGATAGCTTATCAGCTTGCGATTCCAAAGGGAGACACGCACGAATGGAGAGACCGCGAAGTCTCGTTTTTTGGCGAGACATTTCGGACATTCGGCGCGATCGAACAGGGAATCGAGGCGAACATACCGCTTGCGTGGAATAAGAAGGTTAAGGTGGAGCGCATTGAGTAATATCAGATTTAAGCTAAATTCGGCCGGTGTGAGGAATGTGCTGCATATGGCCGGCGATGTATGCGGCCAGCACGCAGCGCGGATTGCAGCCGCGGCCGGGGAAGGATATAGAGCCGAAAAGCGGAGCTATCCGGAGCGAACCGGTTATGCGGTCTATCCGTCGACGGAAGAGGCTGCGCGGGATAATCTCAACAATGACACTCTGCAGATTCTGATTCGGAGAGGTGGATGATTATGCTGGAGCTGATTGTATATAATTATCTGTCTGTCGTGCTCGATGTGCCGGTCGTGTTCACGGAGCCGACAGTTCCGGAATGGGACGCGGTGCCGGAAAAGTATGTACTGATTAAAAAGCTCAGCGAGAAAAATGATAATCATCTCCGAAGCGGATCACTCGCTATCAAATCCTACGCGAAAACGGTATACGACGCGGCTGTGCTGGACAAGGCCGTGCGGGATGCAGTCGACAGACTGCCGGAACTGGACGCGGTTGCATCGGCAAAGCTGTCGTCGAGCTATGACAGCAGCGACACAGTGAGGAAAATAAACCGGTATCAGTCGGTTTATGATTTTGTATTTTATGACGAGGAAGGTGACTAATATGCCAGTAGCTACTAATGTGGCAGCAGGGAAACCTGCGGTTAACGGCGCGATCTGGACTGCGCCGCTCGGGTCAATTCTCCCGACGGACGCGCTGACGGAAATGACTGCGATTTACGCGCTCACGACAGACACAGCGCTTGTGACCGGAAAGACTTATTACACGAAAAGCGGCACGACGTACACGGCCGTAGCGGAACCGAACGTATCGAATATTGCAACATATTACGAAAAGGCGTCTTATGATGAGCTCGGTTATGTGTCGGATGACGGAGTGGAAAATGAAAACTCTCCGGAATCTGATACGGTAAAAGCCTGGGGCGGCGATCCCGTGCTGACACTGCAGACTGAGAAAAATGACACATTTAAGTGGAAACTGATCGAAGTGAAAAATGTTGGCGTGCTGAAAACGGTTTACGGCGACGCGAACGTGTCTGGAACGCTGGACTCGGGAATCACGGTTAACGCAACGACGGAAGAACCTGAACCGCGCGTCTGGGTCGTTGACACGAAGCTCGGGAATGCGCTGAAGAGGATTGTGATCCCGAACGGAAAGCTCTCAGAACTTGGGACGATCACATATAAAGACGATGAACCGATCGGCTACGAAATGACAATCAATGCGGCTGCCACAAACGGCGTGACGCATCACGAGTACATTGTCAAAGCGCCGGCGGCGGCCGGTGAGTCTACAGTCGGCAACTCGGAGGTAGGAGGCTGATATGAGTTACACAGGGACGACGTGGAAAAAAGGCGACGCGATTACCGCGGAAAAACTCAACAACATCGAAGGCGGCATTAAAGCAAACGAGACTGCGATAGGAAACAATGTGTTTATCGTTAATGTCGTTGCAGAAGATAACAGCGGCACTATTACAGCCACAGCGGATAAAACGCGACAAGAAATGAGCGCGGCAGTAGACGCCGGGAAACGTATTATTATCAGATTAACGCACAATAAAAAGCACACTCCGCCGTCGATTCACGAATTGACGCCGAACATATGGACGTCGACGAACGCCAGTGGATACACTTTTACCGCGGAAAAAATACTGCAGATAGATAGCACGTCAAAAAGTATTAATACAGCAAAAGTCGAAATCGGATTCTATGATAACACAGATACAATAACAGTCAGTTTCCCGCACATAAGCTTTACATAATGCGCATCGTGGCATAAAGCCACGTTTAAATCATGTAACAAAAGCAAGCGAGATTAGTTTGTGCGGGGCGAAAGCCCCGCTTTTTTTACAAGGAGCGAAAATGAAATTTAAATCATCAACGGGGCTTGAGCTGACGCTGACCAAAACGCAGATCGACCTGCTCAAAAACCGGCTCAACGATTACAGGACGGTCAAGACGATCGCGGCGGCGGACGGCGGCGACATGAGCGCGCTGATCGAGGTGATCGACCTGATGACCTGCGGGCAGACGGAAAAAGTGGAAGCACATCTGCTTGAACTTTACAGTTCTGAACCGATGGACAGAATGAACGATGAGATCACGGAGCTGATCGAGTGGGTCTCCAGAGAGGATCCGGAAATAAAAAAATAATGATCCTCGCGTGCATGATAGGGCTCGACGAGGATGCGCTTATATGTGATATGGCGGAAACCTATCAGATATACAAATTTGATGATTTTGACGCGGGCTATATCGCAACGCTGGCGGCCGGACTCAGGGACAACGCGCGGATTGTAAAAAAAATAACAGGCTGCGATCTGTCCATGGCAGAGCTGCTCGCGGCGGTCACGGCGGACAATCTGACAGTGCTCAATCACTGGCTCGCCGGCGAGAAAAAG